TGGATATCTCATTGTTAGTGTTATTTCTACAGGAGCCACGTTATCAAATGACAATTCACCAAAGTTGGCAGTTTGTATGAAAGCACCTTTTAGTTGCCATTCTTCAATTTTATCACCAACAGGACCCAAAGTATTTATAGTTATGTCCTTTTTATAAAAATCAGCGTAACCATCACGACCAGTTACTGATTCGTGTGATAATCTTACCCACTCCATAACAGCTTGGGCGGCTGATGGTACAATTGGATCATATAAAACTACATCAAGTGGTTGCCAAGTTCCTTTACCAGCAACATATCTTGACACATTCATATGCCTTAATTCCACTTCTTCAAATTGTATTGTTGGTCTACCTGATGCTTTAATTGTATAAGATGGAACACCATCAATTGTTAATATAAACCGATTTTGCATTTTCGGTTCAAATGGTGTAAACATTATCTCATTAGCTTCTACCAATTCTGCCATTTTTTTTCTCCTAAAAATAGGTTATATTTATTCATATATAAATATCAAAAAAGTAAAAAAAATAGGGTTTATATTTAAATAAACCCTATCTTTAGTATTTTGTTTTACGTTACTTATTCCGGAAATGCTGCTCCACTTCTCATCACATTAAAGTCTATTACGATAAACTCTGCTGTACGAGTTGGTTGAATAAATATCTGACCATATAATTGATTTCTATCAACAATATCAGGTGTGTTATTCGTATCATCCATTACCACTTTAAATACGTTTAACCCACTATTGGATTGAACTTGCTCTAAATATGGATTAACAATATTTAAGAATCTGTTTCTTGTAAGTGCGTTATTCTGTTCGAATACCAAAAATCTTGATGTACTCGCGATAAATTTCTTAATCTTAATTAAAAGTCTTCTTACATTTACCCTGTCAAGAGCTGATGCTTTCTTTTGGAGTGTTTTTTGTCCATATACTACAACACCCTGACCCGGAAACTGAGCTATCGGATTAACATTTGAATTATACAACTCATCTCTTTGAGTTCTTAATAATTGTCTTTGAGTTTTTACAGCACTATCAATAGTTCCCCTATTTAAACCAGCAGGCGCAAACCATTCGTGAGATACCTTATCATTGAATGTATAAACACCGGAAACTGCTACAGATGGTGGCACCCACACAGGTCTTCCTAACGCTGAACTTCCAATCTGAACCCAAGGGTAATACATAGCCGCATAATTTGAATTACGAGCTTCTGCTCTTGTTTGAGCTGATGTTGGATTATCTGTCCATGCTGTTGGATCTACTACTATAAATAAGTCAGCCCTATCCTCACAAGCATTTATCGCTTTAGTTACAATAGGTTGATGAGTTGCAAAATTATCTATAATTCCTGGTAAGAATAATAGATTAATGTCATATTCATCTGAATTGGATAATAAACTTATAGCATCTTCATATGCTGTTTTACCTTCACTAGCCGTATTTGGTTTATAACCTTGTGTATTTGTATTACTTATATTTTCATTAAGTAATACTTGACCACTACCACCCTGTTGATTTCCAAAAGCATCAAATCCAACATATCCAGAACTACCACTTGTAAATGCTCCACCCATTGAACCACTACCATTACCTGGCATAGACTTTTCTACACTTCCAGATACGCTTATATTACCATTCACATCAAGATAATCGGGAACCGATTTAAGAACTTCTACCCTAACGTACTTTGATTTATTTGGATACGAACCACTTACAGCTATATATGGTTCTGAACCAGGACTTGAAAGAACTGGTTTAGAATCACCAATGACTTTTGCAACATAGTTGTTAGCATTTGGATCTATAGATAAATTATTCCAAGTTTCTAAAATTTGTTTTTGTCTATGTGTATCATTTCCAGCTCTAACAAGAAGATTAAATGTTCCTTTTTTATGGTTTGAATTTGTTACTTGCCATCTTATATTATCTACTGAACCTGATATAAGTAACCCATCTTGTCCTGTTGGATCTGCTACACCACCAGTAAAATTAGCACAAGTTATTTGTGGATTTGTAGTTACAGTACTAGTTTGATTTCCAGAAGGACCAGTGATTGCTTGTGTTAATGTGATTGTCTGTGCGCCATCTGCAGGTGTTAGAGCAGCAGAACATGCTATTTTTCCATTATGTCCGTTAGCAGATAATATAGCTGTCCTAATTTCATTTAACACTGTAGCTTGATTGTGTGTATTTAGATTGTTAAGCACAGCGATACATGTTCCCCTATCACCAACAGTAGTACCAAGAGCAGCGTTTCCAATGTCTGTGGCTGCAACTATTACATCACCAGTAGCTACTGATGTAGATTCACTACCATCACAAAGAACATATATCCTTTTTGTGCCATCTGTAGATATAATTTCAACAAATTCACCTTCTGTGAATTGATTTTCTGTATTTAAATCTCCATCTACACACGATAATGCTGCTGTAGCTGCTACTTCATCACCTGATGTTACATCTTTATTATTTAATATCTCACCTTGATTATGCGTATGAAGTTTGAAAGAAATGTTTTCAGCTGTTGAATCAATAAAACCTATATCCGAAGAACCTGTATATTCAGCACCACTACCAGTCATAACATTAGCAGTAGCTGGAGTAAAATTCCCATCTAATATCCTAACTACAGTTAGTTTATTTCCATGTTTTAAATATTGTCTTGCTGTTTCTGATGTTAGATATGTAAAATCTCCACCACCACTATTAAATGTTTCACCAAATATTTGAACAAACTCGTTCATACTTGATACAACCGTTGGTATCATAGCAGGACCTTTTACAGTTGGACCAATAACCGCTCCTCCTATTTCACCAATAGCTGCTGGTAAGAATGATTGGTCTATCTCATTGGTAAATACACCGGGTGATACTACTTTTTCACTTGTAGCCATTAATTATCTCCTAATTACTCTGGGAATGTAGCGCCAGATGGTTGTATTGTGAAATCTAATACTATAAATTCAGCAGTTCTTGTTGGTTGAACAAATATTTGTCCATACAGAATGTTTCTGTCAATCGTATCTGGAGTATTATTGGTATCATCCATCACCACCCTAAAAGCGTTTAAACCGGAGTTAGATTGAACCTGTTCCATATAAGGATTAACAATATTTAAGAATCTGTTTCTTGTTTTAGCATTATTCTGTTCGAATACCAAAAATCTCGATGTAGAAGCGATAAACTTCTTTAACTTAATAAGTAGTCTTCTTACATTTACTCTATCTAAAGCTGATGCTTTCTTCTGTAATGTTTTTTGACCCCAAACACATACTCCCTGACCTGGAAATGTAGCGATTGGATTAACATTTGATTCATATAAATCATCTCTGTTAGTTTGAGTTAGTTTTCTTTCTGCTTGAACTGCTATATCTATACCACCACGATTCAATCCAGCAGGTGCGAACCAAGGGTGAGCTACCTTATCATTAAAAGCATAAACCCCAGCCATAGCAACCGAAGGTGGTACAAAAACATTTCTACCTAAATCCGGCTCTGGTATTTGTATCCATGGCCAGTACATAGCAGCGTAATTACTATCCTTACTTTCCGCATGAGCTGTAGCTGTTGTCAATGCTGAACCATATAATACTGGGTCAAGAACTAAGAAACAATCTGCTCTATCCTCTACCATATCTATTGCTTTTTGAGCGATAGTAGTATGTGTATTAGATATAACACCTGGCATCAATAACAAATTAATATCGTATTCATCTTGATTTGAAAGTAGATTTAAAGCTTTTCTATAAGCACCTCTACCTTGAGCATCGGTTTCAATAGTATAACCTTGTGATTGAGCTGCTATATTTTCATAATATAAAATTTTTGTAGTAGCTGCAGTTCCATTTATAAATTCATTACCAAATGCATCAAAACCGATATAACCATCAGATCCTGATATAAAAGAACCATGAAAAGAACCACTACCAATACCAGGTAATGATGAAGATACGTTTCCATGAAACTCACCACTTCCAGATGCAGCTGATACATTCCCATTAGCATCAACATAATTTGGCGTCAGAGAAACATTAGAAACATAAACATATTTAGATTTATTTGGAAATGAACCACTCGTAGCTATATATGGTTCGGATTCGGTTCCTGATAAGACAGGTTTAGAATCACCTATAATTTTAGATATAAAGTTATTAGAGTTTGGGTCGAGTGAAAGATTATTCCAAGTTTCTAAAATTTGTTTTCTTTTATGTGTGTCATTTCCTTTTCTAACAAGAAGATTGAATGTTCCTTTTTTAGCATTAGTTCCAGTTACTTCCCACCTCACACTATCGTCTGAACCTGACAGTAAAAGCCCGTTAGCAGAACCAGTAAGTTTAAGATTTTCAGTAGCAGTTCCCACACCTGTTGACCTATGTGGAAAAGTATTAAATTTTTCACCATAACCAATAGTATTTAATCTAAACGAAAGTGGATTGCTGACTGTTGAAGCTGATGAATGAAGATGTGGTAGTATATTACCTATACCAGCACCACCAGGACCACTGGTTGAATCTCCAGTTACTGATAACGGTGTAGAACCAGTGTATCCACTGGAAGAGTGACCAGTTTGAACATTTGCAAATGCTTGGGTAAAGTTACCATCTAATATCCTAACAACAGTTAATGTACCTTGATTTTTAAGATACTCTCTAGCAGTTAATGAGGTTAAGTAACTAAAAGAATTACTACCACTCAAAAATGTTGAACCAAAAATTTGTTCAAATTCTGAGTAACTATTAACTACAGTTGGTACAAGTGGTGGTCCTTTAACAGTTGGACCTACAAGAGCAGCCCCTATGTCTCCTACAGCTGCTGGTAAGAATGTTTGATCTATTTCGTTTGTAAAAACACCTGGGGATATTATCTTTTCGCTGGATGCCATTGGGGATTCTCCTAATTGATATGATTATAAATTTTTATTTTTGGACACAATAATATTCATCATATATAAATATATGATTATTTTTCAAAACAACTATATTTATTTAATTTATTCAGATTTATTTGGTGTAAAAGTGCCAGATTCTAAATTCAAAGAACCATCACCATATTTTTTGGTTAATTCCTCTATAAAATTTTGTTCATCTTTTTGAACATCAGAAAATCTGTCTCTCAAGTCAACTGAAGCCTTTTGGGTAGAATCTAGTTGCTGTTCCAATCTAATCCTATTAACCTCTAACTGCCCAAATGCCTGTTGAACACCAAGATAAGATGATTGAATTTCCTTAATTTTATCCATTTCTTCTTGTGAAAATTTTGTATCTGCCATTTAATAACCTCTATTTACTTGTTAATTTTTTAATTCATATATAAATATATATAAATTTTGAAAACACGCCATTTTTTTATAAATCTATTTCATTAGTAAATACAACTTTTGAGGGAGTCAATTTCTTTTGTAGATTTGAAACCTTACCAGTAACAACCGAATTAACCTCTTCGGGTAACAGATAAGAGCTAACCTTTACAGTAAAAGTGGATTTTATAAACCTCTCACCACTTTGATTTATTTCTGATGCATCTGTTATTGATTCCAACGAAGATAAAAACTTATAGTTTTCGGAATCACCCCAATACTTATTATTCTGTTCCATAAACATTTCTACCAATGGATTCATCTGTTCTATAAAGTTTGTCCAAAGAATAAAATCATAATTCACATCTACAAAATCAGGCATACCAGTAACTAAATTTTCATACTGTGGTTTTTGACCAGTTAACACCGAAAATCTATCATATCTATTCCTTTTTGACCATTGACTATTTCTTATAACCTCTATATTTTCTCTTTTCACATCATGTTTAAACGCTTGACCTGATAAATTATTTTGATTTATATCAGTTCTCTTTAACATAATTAGTGGTAACATAAAAGCACCTTGTTTATCCCTTAAAAATCCCCTCTTTCTAGCAGATTTCCATCTCTCCTCATTACCATATATAACAGGTACTTTTATAATTTCATTGGCTTCTTTTATCTGTGGTTTCATAACCTTTTTTACATAAGACAGTATGGCTGTATCTATATCCTTTAATGTTACTGAATAATTATCCGATATATTTAATCCAGGATTTATTGAACGGCTGGGATTACCAGACCTATTCGTAGTATTACGAGTAGATGTTTGTTTACCCCTATTTATATTTTGGGATGAAACTACTTGTTTATTTGTTATTGGTTTTATCGCCATTATTAATATCCACCGTTACTTCTACTTTTTCTACCGCCCATTCTCGTGTTCATGTTTCTACCGCCCATTCTCGTGTTCATGTTTCTACCGCCCATTCTCATGTTCATGTTTCTTCCACCACTTCCCATTTGCATGTTTCTTCCATTATTAGGGTTTCCACCTCTTGCTTGCCCTCTCATAGTATTTCCAGGACCAAAGTGTCCACCATGTTCTCCAGCTTCACCTGTCATCATACCAGTATAACCTTGTCCAGGTGTGTATCCGGAGTAAAAGTTATTATTCATATTCATCGCTTCGCCTGTTTGATACTGTATTCCATCTTGCATATATACTGAATGTCTATGCGTTTGTAATTCTCCTACATTATGGGAATGTGGTACGGCTTGTTGTGATCTTGGCATCGAACCACCTCTCATTCCATTACCATTACCATTTCTAACTGGTCTTCCGTTCATATTATTTTGTCCTCTTGGGTGTCCTCTTCTATGTGGCATTATTTTTTCCTCCGTCTTAAAGCTTTAAGTTTATCTTTTTTATTCATAACCTTACCTTTAATTTCTTCCGAAGTAACCCCATTGATATCAGCTTTTCCGATAGCAATCTCTCTTTTTATATCCACTTCAATAGCTCTATTCTTTTCAACTATATCTGGATTAAGTGTTGTTAAACCATCCAATTTGTTCATTACACCTGTCATAAACTCACTCATTTGAAGATTTCCATTTTCAGGTTGATAGAAATGTTTTCTTTCACCATACACATCTTCATCTTCTTCTACCAACACATTACCATTAACCTCTTCAGGTTCAGGTTGTGGTGGTGGTCTAAAGTTTGGATCGGTTAAATCAAATTTTTTAATTATCTTTTTTTTAATTAATTGTACTGCCATTATTTAGGTCTCTCTTCTATTTGCAGTGAACTCAATTTAGCTTTATGAGCTGTTGCATTTATGGAATGATTATATTCCGGATGACCCGCGACTAATTGTGGTTCTGTTATTCCATTAACTTCCCAATATTGTTTATTCCAATCTACAATATCTCCAACTTCTGGATAAAAGTTAAGTGAACCGCTTGATAAATTTTCTCTTTGAAAATACATTTCTATATTACCACCAACATCTGTACCAAATTCATCTTGAGTTACTTCAGGTTCATTATATAATAATAAACAATTAACTCTGAATCCTATATCATAATACTTTGTTGTTGATTCACCATATAGATTTTCTTCTGTATTTTCTATACTAATTTTATAAACATCGACTGATTGTCCCACTAACTCATCAATCAACTCTTCATTCATATCTTGAATGAGGTTAAATTCTTTTTCTGGTAAGAAAAATGGACTTGTTCTCGACATTAATTATCTCCTATGTGCTTGCTACAAAAACTTCAACATCACAAGCTGCAGTATTAGCTGCACAAGTGACATCAACTAAATCACCAAATGAGTCGGGTGTTATACCAGCAGCATCAGCAGAATCCATAGTATCTACTACACCACCATCTAAATCAACACCATATATAAATGAACAACCTTTATCAACTTTAACTCCAAATTCATCATTATTTTCATTTTTTAAAATTAAAGCAATATGATTTGTATCATCTAAATTTGTTATCCTAATATATCTAACAGTATCTTCATCAAATTGACCAGCTAAATACGTTTTTGATAGTTCTGTATTATATGCTG